AGCGTTTTGACCGGTGCCGTTAAGATTGTTTACGTCAGAGCCTTTGCCGCCGCTGGCCTGAGTGACAATCGGCGCGCTCGCGGCCTGGCTCGTCATGGCCATGGGCGCTGTGCCTTGGCTGGTCCCAGCCGCCCCTCCCTGTGGCGCTCCACCGCTGGCCTGCGGAACGAGTGGCATGGGTGGCGTACCCATCCCCCCAAGTGTGCCCGCGACCGGGTTGTACTGCGGGACACCATTGCTCATCAAGAACGAGAGAACGTCGGCGACCTGCGGGCGCAACCCCACATATTGCGAGGGCGTTAAGTCCTGCGGGGTACTGTTCGACTGACTAGTGCTTCCGCCGATTATCCCGTTCATTCGGTATGTCGTACTCCAAAAGCGCCGTTGTCCTCGAGGCTTTACCCAAGAACGCCGTCAAGCGCGCGAAGGTCGTCTCGTCAGCAATATGGTTAACGAGACAAAAGCGATCATACCCGCTGGCCTTGAGAAAGGCAATCCCTTCGTCCGCCATTTGTTTTAGGAGTGCCTTGGTTCCCTCGTTGTAAACTGCATACACAATGGGAACGGGCAACAGCGGCGACGTGTTCGCGTTCACCATCATCATCGACTTGAACGCGTTATTTTCCTGGCCAAGAAACACGGCCCACTTAGGATCACCCACAACGGTCGCAATAGCATATTCTACCTCATCGCTAACGCCGTGTGTCAGGGTCTTTTCGTTGAAGGCGCGCTCGAATAGGCTCTTGACTTCGGGCACCTTGAGCGCGAGCGGGTTTTGCACCCGGATAACCAGTCCTTTTGTCCGTGCCATATTGTCCTCCGTAAGGGGTATATTATGCCCCACTCTTAGCAGGAGAAGCAACAGCGGTGGGGTTAGCGGCGGTTTGGATTGCCATAGGAACAGGAATGTTTAGTGCCGCCCCGACTTGAACTAAGAACTGTGAGACTGGATCGGGCGTTGGAGGGGGCGGAGCGCTGACCACGACCTGCGGCGCTACGAATGCACCATTCACAAACGTCCAGCCAATCCCCACGGTCCCGGTTGGGTCTGGTATTGCTTGCAACCCGGCACCGGGCGACCAGGGAGTTTTTCCGTCCCACGACACGACATTGATTACGTTTCCGTTCCCGTCCACTATTGCGTAGTTCATACTGAGCAGAACTCCGTGATGATGACCTGGCCGGTAGCTCCCACGCCGCCCGCTGCACCTGTGGCAGACGCAATCGTAACGCCACCTGAGCCGCCTGCGCCTGAGTTCGTAGCCCCGCTACGGCCCGTCTTCAAGCCGCCCGCCGCGTTTGTGCCCATACGGCCTGGGCCACCGCCAAAAGGCCCGTTACCACCTTCACCGCCGCTGGCGGGACAAGTTGTGATCGTGGCGCTTCCCATGCCGTCGCCACCCTGGTTTCCAACTTGGGTTACGTCACCTGTGCCGGCGGAGGCGCCAGCACCACCAGTGCCGGGGATACCGCCTGCACCTGATTGGCCGCCACCGGCATGGCCACCGTTCGCAACACACAACAAACCAACGCTGGTGGAGTTTCCAGCAGTTCCGCCTGTGCCGGACGTAGTTCCACCAGCAGCCGTTGCCGCGACGGTAACGGTTTGGCTCGCTCCAATTGTTGCAGCGGTCGCAAGAAGACGTGAATATCCTCCACTGCCACCCCCTCCCGCGCCGGTCGAACTCGTTGTGCTACCAACAACGCCGCCTCCGCCCGCGCCGCCGCCAATGCACTCGATGATACAGAATAGCATCCCCGTTGTGGGGGTATACGTTCCACTCGAGTTAAAGACCTGTTTATGAACCGAGACGATTGTGGTCAGTGTGGGGAACGAAAAATATCCCAGGACACTAGACGCGTTGGTGCCATAGTATTTTGACGCACCTGGGGTCGCGGTGTCATTGACAAGCGAGAGTGTAAGGTTTCCGGTGAGCGCTCCGCCCCCTGTGATGCTATCTATGCCGGTTACCGTGCGAGACGTGGGGACAAAGCCCGACACCGGGCCAGAAACCTGTGTCCACGACGTGCCATTTGACCAATAGATCGACTGTGTATCAGACGCGTATACGATAGCGCCAGTCCAAAGCGAGGCCGTAGGAAGTGTTGCGACAGTTAGGATTTCCAGCGGAAGCGGGTTCTGCATCGCTTCCGAACCGTCTTCGGGCAGGACTTTATTTAGCCGCTGACTGTACGTGGAAACAAGCTGGTTCCAGGCGCGCACCATCGCCACAAGAACCCGGCTTACGTCCCCTAAGTTGCTAACGATAGGGGCCGGGAACTGTAGCGATGTAGGAACGAGCATCATTTGCCGTAACCGCAGTTATCACACGGCTTGGTCATTCGCTCCAACGTTCCCATCCGGGCGTGACCACACCGATTGCATGTGCCGTGCCAATCCACGGCCTCCGCGCGGGCCTTCGCGAAAGCCTCCAAGTTGGGAGATGGCAGAGGCGCCCCCGTTTCCGTCGCCAATCGGCGCCGCTTGAACTCTTGCGCTCGGGCTTCCACCAACGGGTCGGCTTCGTACAAAGTCGTTTTCATAGTTTGTCCACTCCACATAACGTGAGCCGCAGATCGGGCAGTCCCACATTCCAGGGCCACCCGCCCAGGTTGCAGCGCAGCCAAGGCACTTGAATGTCGCCATCATCAGTGCATTCCTCCCGTTACCACGTCGATATCGTACCCTTCCAGTTCCCAAGGCTGCCCAAGGGTCGAGCCGTCTGTCTCAAATTTGACCTGCATAAATCGCCCGCGAATGTATGGGTTGACCCATTGCACCCACGGTTGGCTCATGGTCATATCAAACGTGTTGGTCATGGCGTTGCCTTGCGACGACGCTTGATTGGCCTGCTCGAACACCGTGGTTGTGATGTTCATGTTATAGGGAGCGCCAGGAATGCCCAACACCATTGGATACACGCGCTTTACCAGGCTGCGATGGCGAAGGTCTGAGATGACACGGCGCGGGAACAGCGCAAACGACTGGTAGCCTGTGCCATCCTGGGTATCGCCTCCAAGCTGATATACGACGCCATTGTTGCCGCCGACAAGCAATAGAGGCAATTCGGCCAAGAAGGTCTGGCTGTTCCAGAATGTGTTCTGCGCGTTCCAAGCACCAATCGCAGTTGCCCACGTAGTGGATGCTAATGCGCTGGGCCAGGAGCCCGCAGAGCAGAATTGGAAATTCCGCTTTGTGTACGGAAAAGGATGGACGGAAAACAGGTACGGTTGCGCTAGGTTGCCTGGGCCTTCAAGGAAGTTGGCGGTGTAGCAAAAGTCGGGAGGCCCGCCGTTGGAGGCGTTCGCATCAGTGGTTAGGCAAATTGCCCAATCAAGATCGCCGTTGGCATAGTCGAACGTGACAAAAGAGCAGTCCACCCGGTTCGGGTCAGAAGCCTTTGCCACCGCGCGCCACACTTGATTGTCAACGGGCGTGGCCTGCACACCGTTAAACCAGTAGAGCGTGTCTGGGCCGAGAAAGTGATGGTAATCCGGGAATGCCGCAACGAGCCGATCACCGACCACGCCCTTGCTTGGGATCACGGTGCGAAAAGCGAATATTTGCGGAGCGCCCACGAACGAACAGTCGATGATTTCCTGGTTCGTGTAGATCATCAGGTCATCGCCAAGCTGCACAGCGGTCTTTAACGGAGCGGTGCCAGGCGCAGCCTGAAACTGTCCGGCGAGAGAAGACGCCCCCGCGACCACGGCGTTGGGACGGCCCACATCACTGTTAATGAACGAGCCCTGCAAGAACCCCGCGCTATCCGAGATGATCCCAAGATAGATCATCATGTTTTTGTAACGGACAAGGTTTCGACACTTAAAGCCAAACGAAGACTGTGAAACGGCCTGTGCGGCTGTCGGCGTCCAATAAAGCGGATAATCCTGTCCGTTGTTTGTGAAGTACATAAGGTCTTCAAACAGTGACCCGTCTCCGTGCACGTCGGCGCGCGGAAAGATCGCGACGTGCCAAGCGTTAGTGAGAGAACCGGTCACAAAGACCTTGCGCGCGGTATAAGCTACGCCTGCGTTGGCGGGCGGAACGGTTGTGAGCGTGAGATGCGTGTCATCGGTCACGGTGTTGACAGTGTACCAAGCGCCGGCCGTGGGATCGGTCTGGGTTGCGCTCCCAAAAAAGAACCCGTCGCCCGCTTTTAGTTTACCGGTGGTAACGAACTGCGTGCCCACCCCAACCACGGCGTTTGTGGTGCCGTTGGTCGTGACTGTGCCCGTTGCATAGATTGGGGTGATATAGACGAACTTGGTCCCTGTCCACTGGTACAGATCGGTGAGCGTGCCGACAACAAGCACGCTAGTCCCGTCGCCTTTAAGGAACTGCTGCGTTAAGCACACAGGGCCATTGAGAACCTGGGTTGAGAACTTCGTCCAGCCCATGCCAAAGGACGTTATGCGCCCTTTTTTGATGCGGATATTCAGACAGTCTTCGAGGCCCTTTGGGTTGATCGTGAACGAAGGCTGATCAAGAAACAGGCCCAGATTGGGTTGTATGATGGGCTGCGATTGTGGCGCGGAAACAGCCTTGCCTTTGGGTGCACCAGGGGTGGGTGGAACTCCAATTAGCTGCGGGGCACCTGCTCCTGCTGCGGCAGCCATAGGTTCCTCAGTTGATCACGGAGGCGCGTGCGATGAACGCCCAATCGGCAAACGTTATCGTGAACAAGGCGCCACCGCCTTTTGTAACAATCGATAGGTTGGCCCCAGACCCTGCGCTTCCGTAGTAGATGTTCAGGTTTGTTGAGCTTGCGAGCGCGCTGACGCCTTGGTTAGTGCCGCCACCGCCTGCCATCGAAACCGAAGTTTGCACTTCGTCGCCTGGCGAGTAGCCGCCCTGTGCCGTTGTGCAATGAAGAAAGTAATTGACGATAAACGGCTGCACGCCAAGTCCATGCGTCAGGGCAACCGACCCACCTGCGGTAATCGTCTGCTGCCCGCTATCGTAGTGGCGCGTCCCAAACCACCGCCAGATGGAGCTATCGTCAGAGACTAAAAAGCCTCGATCACCCGGGCCAAGCACAATAGACGTGAGGTTCGTAGCCCCGCCGGATGCGATGGTATCAGAGCCCGCGCGAGCAATTGTCAGGTTCCCAGAGCTATCGTTCTCAAAGTAGATCGTGGACCCTGGGCCTTTTCCGGCCGAGGCAGCGAGCAGCGTGAAGGTGTTACCGCCAGAACCGGTTAGAACGACGAGCTTGTTATAGTCGGTGAGCGCGAGGTTGTAGTTTCCGCCCTGTGAATTGATGCCTTGAAGGCCCTGGAATGTCTGTTCAACGCCACCAATAATTAAGCGGCCCACACGAAGCCACGGAAAGACAGTCGGAATGCGGGACCACATATCAGCCTCCCACGATAACGCGGCCAAGGATGATGATTTTGTTGGCCGTGTCTGCATAGGCTTTGAGCGTTAGAGAGTTCTGCAAGAACACGGGCGGGATCGGTAGCCCCTGACCAGCGGGAATAGTCATTTTGAGAAGGTTCGCGGTTCCGTTGCCACCCACTTCAAGCGTGAGCGTGTGGTCTACAGTGTCATTGTTCCAGGCCGAAAACTGGATTTCGTCCAAGAACGATGTGCCGGCCTGAGAGGTATGGATCAATGTGCCAGGATCAGCCGTCGCAGCGACAGCAATCGGCTGGCCATTAGTGGAAGCGGAGAACGGGGTCTGTGAATAGGCCATTAGAACACTCCCAAAAAGCTCTCGACCTGCATCAAGTTGTCTTGAGTGCTGGGCGACGTGCCAAGATTGATAAAGACTACCGGACCTATGGCGCTGCAATACTGCAAGACCGGCGTGCTGTCGGTATTGATCCAGAGAGAGCCCACCACCCAATCCGTGATTGCGTTACGCGCAGCGGTTGTGCCGACGCCGAACTTGTGGTGGGCGGAAAACCCTTGCAACGCATCGAGAAAGTCATGCTCACGCGCAAGCGCGCTGACAATCATCTCGCGAAACGCCGTCTCAGCGGTCGGATAAATCGACAAGCTATCGGTGGGCTGCGGCGTTGCGGTTGCAATCTGGAACGGCGGGCTGTTCATGCTTAGCTCCTACGCCACTGGTCGCGTTCTGCGAACACGTCCGACCGCACCGACATATTCTTGAGCGGAGACGCCGCTTCGTTCGAGGCCAAATGCACTAGCTTATCACGGTATACCTTCGCCATCGCAAATTGCGTTGAAGCGCGCTGTTCGTCCCAATCTGCCAAGAACCCGTGGCCAAGGGCCTGGTACATAATGTACTGCTCACCGTTTTCGGTGAACCAGTTCGTGTCGGTAGTCAACGCAAGCGGTGCCAGATAGCGCCAGTACGGGATGTAGATCGTGTAGACTTTCGTGGCACCATTGATATCGAACCCATTGCCATCAGGCAACGGCCACACTTCCACGTTCTGGGGACCGTCTACGGTCGAACCGGTAGCGGAGACAGGGGTCGCCGTGGTGAGGATTTCAGGTTGGCCCTGGTCAGTGATTGTGATAGCGGGGTTCTTTAACTCCTGCGGCGCAAAGCGAAACAAGGCGCCTTCATGGGACGTGTACCAGCGCGTGAACGTGGGCTTACCCTCGCCATCCAACCAATACCCCTCACCACGCCGTTCCTTATAGTCGGCAGGCAACGTGCCCAACAGGCGCGTGTTGAGCGTGGTCTGCATCGAGGTAACGGCCTTCATGACCGGAAAGTTCGTGTCGTTCATCAGGTCGCGGATCGCGAGGTTGATGTACGTCGGCACGTCCGACTGCACGTTTGACGGTGCGTCGATCAGACGGTTAAGCACACGCTGCTGTAGGATCGAGAATGCTACCACGGCGCGCTCCCAAAGCAAAAGCCGGGGATGAAACCCCGGCCCTTACTATACGACGCCAGGGGTTACGAAATCAAGCGGACGGAGCGTCACCAAGGGTATATTCGCGCGAGCGTACGCCCGGCTCGACCGCGCGCGGGCGTGGGGGAGTATCCGACATGCGATGCATTGGGCCGGAAGTGGTATTCTGTACCCCTTCGGGCGCAGAGTTATCAACCGCCGTCTCGCCGTCCTCGGGCGGCACAATCTGGTCGAAAACCTTGTCGGCGATGACCGGGGAAACGAAGCGTGGCGTAAGGTTGTTACCGTCCGGGTCATGGATCGTGTATCGCTGCATACCAATGTCGATCATCTTGAAACCGCGCCGTTCGCGGATGACTTCGCTCTTGGCTTCAATGCCCGCATACTGCGCGTCAATCGCGGCTCCCGCAGCAGCGAGAGCTTCGGCCTTACGCCGTTCTTTCTGGTGCTGCTCGACGGGAAACCCTGCCTCGGCCGCCATGCTATCGGAAACGCGCTGGCCGGCGCCGTTGTAGTAGATGCCAGGTTCGGCGGGCTGGGCCGGCATGTCCCTGGTCGCGGGAGTGCCGACAATCATATAGATATCTGCGCCCGTGGCTGCGTGCTTACGAATTTCAACGCCACGGTTGAAGATGGTGGGCTCCATGTCCTTTGTCCTCCGTTTGGTGTTTAGTATAGCCCCCACACAATTGCGCTGAACGGGGTCGCCGTGTTGGCCGCGATCAAGGTCGGGTTCGCGCTCGAAGTTGGCCGCCAACCGTAGATGGTCAACGTACCGGTCGAGGGAACATAGTTCCAGGTGAACGTTGACGTTCCAAGGCCCGCGCCGTCAATGGTCGTCTCGTTGGCCATTGCATCAACGGCGAGGATCGTGCGAAACGGCAGGTTCGTGAGAACAAACGTGCCGGCGCTAAGCGCAACGTTATCGTAGACCGCTGCGCTTACGCCACGCCGCTTGCCGTTGCGAACCTTCGGAGCGTCTCCAACTGCGCCATAAATGGCCATGCTTTCGCTCCCTTACGAGAAGACCTTGGTGATGTTCTGGATCGGGTTAGTCCCAAAGGACTGTGTACCGATGCCAGGGGTCGCCGGATCACCAACGAAGGCCAGCGTCTCAAACTCAAGGAATATCCAGCCAGTGCCCGCAGTGGCCGCCGTGGACACTTCAATAACGCCCTGCTGGCCGGGGAAGATCACGAAGCCGTCGTAGCCAGAGGCCGCCAGAACAGCCGCCACAACGTCATGGCGAAGGCCCTGGCCCTGCAACGCACCCGCCGAGCCAATGGCCGGGCAAGTGATCGAACCGCCCGCTACGTCGAGGCCCACGGTCTTGCCGTTGACGGTCGAAGTCGAAGACGAGCCGGTAACGCGGTTGGTGTTGCTCCCGGCCGTGGGACGAAAATCGAGGGTCAGCACCGGGGGCGTCACAGTGGGCGCCGTATCCCAAATGATACCCCATCGGATCACGCGGGCCGGAAAGTTCGGGGTGAACACCAGCTTGTCACCGGTCGAGGTGACCGAGACCCCGGCCGTCAGCGAACCAGCGGCCGGATACTGGATATTGTCATGATATACGCCGAGAGTGGTCATATTTCGCTACTCCCTTACGCCGAAGTCACATGGACGACACGCGCCTGAGCCGCCTGTTCCCAGGTAAGACCGGCTTCCAGGGTGCCCACCCAACCAAGTTCGCGGAAGCGGCCCAGGTTCTCCGGGATGCCTGCACGAAGCTCAGGGTTCTGGACGACGGCAAGGAACGCCGGGTCCGCACCGAAAAAGACCGCCTCACCGCAAACCGAAGACGTACCGGCAAGGTCCGCCAGCGAGTTGAGCGCGTTGGTTTCGAGCAGCATGAAGTTCTCGATATCCTTCATGTACCCGTTGAAGAACGGATCGGGGTTCTGCGGAGCCAGCCAATCCTTGTACTCAGGATCGGTCTTGATACCGCGAGCGCAACGGGTCGTCAGGATGCCAACGTACTTGCCGCCCTTAAAGGTCGGAACGTGCAAGTTGCGCAGGGTATCCCAAATCTGGCGCAGATCGGCCACGTCAAGGTTCTTGTTGGCCACGTTCGCGCCCGGAGAGCCGTTGGTCGTGAGAACCGAGCCAGCGGTCAGCGGAACCAGCTTGAGCGGAGTCAGCTTGAACGCCTGCGCGCACATGCTGTCCATGGTAATGGTCATCTGGTCGCGCAACATGGACTGGATCGGGTTCGTAATGTCAAAATACGTGAGGTTCTTTTCAAACTCGGTCAGGTGGACCGAATAGCCCCACTCGGAAACCTGAACCACCTTGGTCTGGATGGCTGGGCGCCCAGAAGGCAACCGATCAGTTTCCGCGACACGGCCCGCAATGGGAAGCTGCAAGACGCGCGTGATGGTGACGGACTGGCCCTTGCCAACCCCATAGCCCGGCTCAGGCCGGACAAACTTCATGAACTGGCACTCGGCCACGGCTTCCTTACGGATATCCGTCGAAAGCTGGTGATCCTTGTATACGCCGGTCGGTGCGTCCCAGACCCACATTTCGTGGCACTCCCTTACAGGAACGGTTGCTTAGTTCCGGTAATGTACTGCAACCGTTCCCTCTTTGTCAAGCCCTTTTTAGTGCTGCACTCGATTACCAATCAAGCCCATCTGCGTCTGAACGGCTTTCAACTCGTCCGTGAGATTGGAAACCCTTGTGCCCCGGTCGTTTCTGTCCCCGCCGGTACGGTCCGCGATCGGTCGTGCACCGAAGATTTCAAGGGAGCCCGAGTTGTCCGGTTCCTCCAAATCGTCCACAGAACCAGCCCCGCCAATACGGTCGCCAAGAGTGCGGGCCGGATGACCGTCTTCCACACGTTCATTGCGCTTGTCTTCCTTCACGGTGAGGTCAACGCCGAGCCCTTCGAGCTTGGCAGTCGCGGCGGTGGCAACGCTGTCCATGAAAGTCTGCGGGTCGGACATGATATAGCGGTCCACGTTGATGTTCTGGGCGGCTAGTTTGGAAACCTCCCCAGCAACGACCGCCGACAGTTCGCCCTCAAACTTGGCAAGCCCCGGGTGCTGTTCCTTGAAACC